TGACGCAGCAGTCGCAGCGGTTATAGCAGTAGATAGAGCCTTACAGGTTAGAATAGAACCCGAACAACTAACTCCGGGTGTCTATGTCTTCTAAATTGGTCACAGCTCTACAGGTTGCAGGGGCAATCCTAATCAGCACAGGGTTAGGAATCATCTTCTTGCCTCTGGGTCTAATTGGCCTTGGGGTCTTTTCAGTCTTGTTTGGACTAGCACTAGAGAGAACAAATGCTCAATAACCTATTCGAGAGAAGAGCAGTCACACCTAACAGCCTTTGGGGTGCAGGTCTTGACTTTGACCTTCAGAACAACTCAGGCACTTTTATTGACGAAGACAATGTCTATAAACTCGCTGGAGTCTCCGCTGCAATCTCGCTAATCGCAGGCACAATCTCAACTCTGCCGATGGATGCGTGGATTAGACGCGATGGTCAGAAACTTCTCATGAGGCCAAAGCCTGACTGGGTAAACAGACCAGATGTTTCCTTCGTTGACCGCACTCCATTCATTAGCTCAATCATTAGCTCACTCATGCTTGACGGCAACGCTTTCGTTCGAGTCTTCCGCGATGAAGACGGATTGCCGATTAACCTGACAGTTCTCAACCCGACCAAAATCAAAGTGCATCGCAACGGCATTGGTCGAGTCATGTTCCACTATGAAGAGGACAACAGAACTTATACATCAGACGAAATTCTGCACATTGTCGAATCAGTAATGCGACCTGGACAAATCCGAGGCGTGTCACGCGTTGAGGCGATGAAGGATGCACTTGGTCTAGGACTTGCCCTTGACTCATACGCTCAGCGATTCTTCGGACAAGGCGCATCAGGAAACTATGCGCTAGTTACTCCACAGTCTTTGACAGAAGACCAAGCAAAGATGTTGGCGAAGTCGGTTGACGCTCGTCATGGTGGCTGGAGAAAAGCTCACAAGACAATCGTTCTGCACTCTGGTCTTGACATCAAGGACATCGGCATAAACCCAGAGGAATCACAGCTTCTCGACTCACGCAGAATGTTTATCGAAGACCTCTGCCGAATCTGGAACATCCCAAGCCACATGATGAATCTGCCGGGAACTAACACCTACAGCTCGGTCGAAGCTACGCAGATTGAGTTTGTCACTCACACTTTGAGACCCTATGTTGCAATCATCGAGAACACTCTCTCGACTTTGCTTCAGGTCTATCCAAACGGACAGGGCGCATTTGTCGAGTTCAACATGAATAGCCTTCTTCGAGGCGATGTTGCATCACGCTTCAGCGCATACTCGCAGGGCATTCAGGCTGGAATCTTGACAGCCAATGACGCAAGAGTTGCCGAGGGTCTTTCAAAGATTGACGGCGGAGACATCCTCAGAGTTCCGCTTTCCAATGTCAACATTGACGCAGCAGATTTGGTTGCAACCGACAAGCGTGTTCTCATGGCACAGCGACTAATCGTCGCAGGCTTTGACCCACAGGAAACACTTGCAGCTATGGGCTTGCCACCAATCGAACACACAGGCGTTCCATCAGTCCAGCTTCAAGGTGTCGCACAGATTAACCCTGCCGACCCACAATCTGTTTACCCGGAGGGATAATGCAAGCACCTGCAACGCTAAACCTAAACTGCTGGCAAGGCGCATCTTTTGATTACAACCTGACATGGACTTTGAACGGAACAGCCGTCAACCTGACTGGCTACTCTGCAAGGATGCAGGTAAGAGAAACTTATGACTCAACAAGTGCCGTCATTAGTCTGACATCTGGAACTGGAATCACACTTGGCGGAACTGCCGGCTCAATCCTTCTCGACATCTCCGCAACAACAACCGCAGGCGTTCCCTCTGGTCAGTATGTCTATGACCTTGAGCTAGTGACTTCGGGAGGTTATGTCACTCGCTTACTAGAAGGTAACTTCAATGTTGACCCAGAGGTAACTCGTTGAGCGTAATCACAGTCACAAGTGGCACAAGCATTGTTCAAGTCACCGCACCGAATACCGCAACCATAACCACTAGCGGAACATTCAGCGCAACTGTCAATCAGAACCAAGCCACACTTGTAGACAACATCATCGGCGCAACCGCAATCGCCGAGCCTGCCTACATTCAGTTCAATGTCAATTCAGTTCCGTCTATCGCAGTTGGTCGGATTGGTTGGAATGACGCAGACAAGACCCTAGAGCTAGGCATGACCCCGACTGTCAATCAGAATGTCGGGCAAGAGCTTTTCATCTTGGCAAAGTCTTCGGATGGTAGCGAGCGCACTAAGGGCAAGGCAATCTATGTCACAGGCTCAGACGGCAATAACAAACTTGTCTCCTACGCTCAGGCAAACTCAGAGGTCACTAGCTCAAAAACCATTGCAGTAATGGCGGAGACAATTAGCGGTGGAAGCAAAGGATTCGCTGCCAGCTTTGGACTTGTCAGGAACATAAACACCAACGGACTAACCGAAGGCGCAGCAGTTTGGCTTTCTCCAACAGTCCCCGGCGGTCTAACTTCTACAAAGCCAGTCCCACCAAACAACTCAGTCTTTATTGGCTATTGCGTTAGAGCCAATCAGAACAATGGTGTTCTATTCGTCAACATTCAGAACGGATACGAACTAGACGAACTTCACAATGTTAAGTTCAATGGTCTAACCGATGGGCAGTCGCTTGTTTATGATTCGGCAACACAGCTCTGGGTGAATGAGACAGTCTTGGGACAACCAACAGTTTTATCGGTTGGAACAGTTACAAGCGGAACAGCCGCAGCCGTAACAGTCACAGGCACAGCACCATCGCAGACTTTGAACTTTGTTTTGCCGAAAGGTGACAAGGGTGACACAGGTGCGACTGGCGCAACCGGAGCAACTGGAGCTACAGGTCCGACTGGAGCGACTGGGGCAACAGGTGCAACTGGCCCGCAGGGGGCAAAAGGAGATAAGGGTGACAAAGGGGATACAGGAGCTACAGGACCAACTGGAGCAACTGGAGCAACGGGAGCAACTGGCGCACAAGGCCCACAGGGCGAACAGGGCATTCAAGGCCCTAAGGGCGACACAGGAGATACTGGTCCAACTGGCCCTGCTGGTCCTACTGGCGCGACTGGCGCACAAGGCCCACAAGGTATTCAGGGTGAGACTGGACCTGCTGGACCAACAGGAGCAACAGGAGCTACTGGGGCGACAGGACCAACAGGCGCAACAGGACCGCAAGGCGCAACTGGAGCGACAGGGCCACAAGGACCTTCTGGAGTTGTAGCCGCAACATCGCCGATTGTTTACAACGCTGAAACTCAAACAATCAGCATAAACACAACCGCAGGCGGCATCACAATCAATGGCACAGCGGTTGCACTAGGGGGAACAATAACTGTGAATGCGAGGCTCGGCTAATGCCATACTTCATAACTGACCAATCACCTGACTGCGCAGGTTGGGCAACTGTAAAAGAAGACGGCGAAGTAATCGGTTGTCACACAACTAAGCAAGATGCTATTGACCAGATGGTCGCTGTCTCAATCTCTGAAGGCATCGAACCCGGCGGAGAGAGAGCTAGACCAAACGAGCTTGAGGTTGGCGATTATGTTTCTTGGAATACATCAGGGGGTCGAGCCAGAGGCGAGATTGTCCAGATTGAGCGAGACGGAACAATAAATGTCCCAGACTCGTCATTCACAATCACAGGCACTCCCGATGACCCTGCTGCTTTGATTCAGGTTTACCAAAGGGTAGAAGGCGGCTGGGATGACACCGATGTTTATGTTGCACACAAGTTCTCAACGCTAACAAAGATTGACCCGCTTCCAGAGCCAATGGATGAAGATGACGAAGACGATGACGAGGTTCGTCAGGTTGACCTAACTGCACCTGCATACATGAGGGCATCTGCTCGCAGAGGCTTGCAATGGTATGCGGAAGGGCTTGGGGGAGACGGATTGGTTGACCGCACAATCCGCGAAGCTCGCTCAATGGCTGAGGGCAATGTCTCGGCAGACAAGTGGGTTCGCATTGCAGCTTGGATTGCTCGTCACATTGGAGACCTTGACTCACCTGACGCAAACCCAAACTCAGAAAACTTCCCATCACCCGGAGTTGTTGCAATGGCTCTATGGGGTGGCGGAACAACTAAGCGTTCTGCAAGACGCGCACAAGCCTATGCCGAAGGTGTAGTGACTAGACTAGAAGCCGAACAAGAGAGAGCAAACATGAAGCAAGAGACCAGAAACTTTGACGCTGACTTTGAGCTAAGAGCCGAAGGCGATGGCATGACTTTCATTGGTTACGCCGCAAAGTTCAATTCCCCATCAGAAGACTTGGGTGGCTTTGTTGAGACAATCGAACCCGGCGCATTCCGCCGCTCGCTACGCTCTCGCAACGATGTGAAGCTGTTGGTCAACCATGACACAGGCCGAGTTCTTGCATCTACTCGCTCTGGCACAATGAAGCTTTATGAAGACGAGGTTGGACTCAGGGTAGAAGCAAGCCTGCCAAACACAACTGACGGCAGAGACATGGCAGAACTTCTCCGCAGAGGGGACCTAAACAAGATGTCATTCGGATTCTCTGTAATCAAGGATTCATGGAACAACGAAATGACCGAAAGAACTCTAAAGTCAGTCAGATTATTTGAGACAAGCATTGTCGCTTTTCCAGCATATGCCGCAACCGAAGCAATGGTTCGCTCACTAGACAAGGCGGCTACTCGCGCACAGGTTGACGCTGACGAACTAGCTGACGCAGTTCTAAAGCTGGAAGAAGGCGCAGACCTTTCGGAGAACGAGGCAGAGCTAATTAAGACTGTTGTCAATTCCCTGACTCCGACTCAGGTCAAGGTAGAAGAAGAAACTTCCGAGGAAGAAGCCAACCTGCTCGAACTAAAGCGTAAGCAACTTGACCTACTACTAAAGAGAAACTAATGGCAAGCAAAGAACAAATCAAAAAGACGATTCTCGAAATCGCAGGTGACCCATCGGTCGGGGAGATTTACTCTCTAGCCGACAAGTGGGCAGAAGCAATCTTCAAACTAGACAATCCAGATGTCGCGCCAACTGAGCGCGATAACAACGGCGGCCCAACGGCGAGTGCTGCCACAAGGGAAACTCGGATAACCAAGCCAACTGAAATTCGCTAACCCCCTTCAGCGATTGTTGCTTGTCGAGTTCCGCCTCACAGGGTCTTATCCTTTCTACCTGTGAGGTTTCCCCTACCCTGTAGAATTAACTTATGGCTGAGTGTAAGCACCGCCAGTTTTCAGTTCTGCGTAAGCGCGGCTGATATTCACTAACTAATAGGAGAAATACCAAATGTCACAGTCTTTTATTAAGGCACAGGCTGAGGCTCGCGCAAAGGCATGGGAAGAAGCTAAGGCACTTCTTGACTCTGCTGCTGCTGAGAAGCGCGACTTGTCTGCTGAAGAGCAGAGCAAGTTCGACCGCATCAACGCAGAACTTGACGAGCGTGCAGCTGCAATTGAGACAATCCGCAAGGTCGAGGAGCGCGAGGCTAAGGCCGTAGCTGCTGCTGAGGGCTTCAAGGTTTCCGAAGTTGCAAAATCAGATTACGACTATGTTCGCTCGCTTGTAAAGGGAGAGATTCGTTCTCACCAGTTCGAGACTCGCGGAACAATGACCCCATCAAACGCTTCTGGCGTTGTCCCACAGTCCTTCGTTAACCGCGTCTATGACCTAGCTCGCGAAGTCGGCCCAATGCTAGACCTCGGAGAGCGTTTCGAGACTGCAGGTGGCGAAGACCTGAAGATTCCAGTTCTGACCAACTACGCAACTGCTGTTCTTGAGACCGCAGGTGCAACCATTGACGAGTCAGAGCCAACCTTCAGCTCCATCACCCTAGGCGCATACAAGTATGCATTCCTAGTTCCAGTTGCTCGCGAACTAATCGAAGACAGCGGTGTTGACATCGCTGAGGTTCTAGCTCGCGCTGCTGGTAACTCAATTGGTTACGCAGTTAACGCTGCTCTAACCACCGGTGACGGAAGCGACAAGCCAAACGGAATCATGACCGCTGCTGGAACTGGAGTTTCTGGAACTATTGCAGGTGGTCTGTTTACCGCTGACCAGCTCATTGACCTCACTTACTCTGTAGACGGCGCAGTTCGCAGACTACAGGGAACTGGATGGCTCATGTCCCCAACCGCAATCCGCAATGCTCGCAAGCTAAAGACCACAGACGGCTACTACCTGTTTGAGCCTGGTCTAAACGGCGCAACCGCTGACAGACTTCTTGGATACCCAGTATTCGAGAACCCAGCTGTTGCAGCTGTTGGCTCTGCTGCTGCATCTCTTGGATTCGGTTACCTACCTTCCTACAAGATTCGTCTTGCAGGCGGACTACGCGTTGACAGAAGCGATGACTTCAAGTTCGGTAACGACTTGAGCGTCTTCCGTTTCATGATTCGCGTTGACGGAGACCTGTCACACCAGGAACACTTCAAGGTATTCAAGGGTTCGGCTGCATAGTCAACCTTAGAAATCTAGGCAAGTCCCCCGGCATAAAGTCGGGGGATTTTGCTATTGTGGGGGGAGAAAGGAATTTATGAAAGCCGAGCAGTTAGACCTAACAGTTACAACCTTCTCCAATTCGCCATACCAGCCGACAGGTTACGGAATGCAGATTGGTTACCTGATTGACAATCTCAAAAAGCATGGGGCGAATGTTGGCCATGTTTCAAACTATGGACTAGAGGGAAACAACTCAACGCACAAAACGCCTTATGGAGAAATCCCACACTACGCAAGAGGCTATGAGCCAATGTCGCAAGATGCACTTGCAGTCGGTCACAAGATGCAGATGATGAAGCAGGACTGGAAAGATTACATCCTGACTCTTTGCGATGTCTGGGTGCTAAAGCCTGAGATGTGGCCTACCGATGAGTTCCCAAACATTCTTAGTTGGGTCCCGCTCGACCATATCTCAATGCCACCTGCGGTCAAGCGTTGGCTGGACAAAGACAATGTAACTCCAATTGCCATGTCCCCATTTGGACTGGAGCAACTGAAAGATGTTGGGCTTGACGGAATCTACATTCCGCACTCAGTAGATACAGTCAACACCTTCAAGCGCACAGAGAAGATTGGTAAGCAAGACGCTAGAGAATTTCTTGGACTCAAAGACGATGACTTCTTAGTGGTCATGAATGCTGCGAACAAAGCGAACAAGTCAATTCACCGCAAGGCTTTCGCTGAGGCACTAATGGGCTTTGCAGTTTTCCGTCAGAAAGTTCCAAACGCTTACCTCTACATTCATACCGAACCAAAGGGTGTTTATGGTGGCTTTCACCTTCCCCGACTGGCTGAGGCTTGCGGGCTTGACATGAGTTCTGTTATTTTCCCTGACCCCATTGACTACCGCTTGGGCGTTGACCCTAAAGACTTGGCTGGCTTCTACTCGGCTGCCGATGTTGTCTTGCAGGTTTCGCTAGGTGGTGGGTTTGAAATCCCAATCATCGAAGCTCAAGCCTGTGGCACAAGAGTCATCGCATCCGACTGGACCGGGCCAAGTCACTTGGTTGCAGAAGATGGATTCAAGGTAAAAGGGCAACTGTTCTGGGATGAGGCGCAGATTGCATGGTGGAAGATGCCATACATTGCGTCAATTACCGAGCAGCTAGAGAACGCTTATGAAGTCACCAAGGCAGAAGGTCGCTACTCAGAAACATCACGCAAGTTTGCTCAGCAGTTTGACGATGTGAAAGTCTGGAATCACTCTTGGTTACCATTCCTGAAGACTCTGGTCTAATCTCTCTGCCCCTAGCAATTTGGGGTGATGGTTATTCTCAATTCCTGCCTCAATGGTGGGCAGG